GATGCTTTTTCACTACGAAAAGGTAGAGCCTCAAAAAAACTCATAGCTTGATGAATATATGAGGTAATCTGATCGTTTGATGGACTATTTCTTACGCCATGACGATCTGTGATGTAAGTAGAATACTCACTCACTGTAATGTATGAGTTCGCAGTGGTACTCTGCGATCCAGTTTCAACAACTAATGCAGTAGGCATAATTTATCCTCAAAGTTGATAGCCCCAAGGTCACCCAAGGGGCTATAAGTTTCAACTAATACTAGCCGAGGATAGTGTGAACAAAATCACCTTTCCAGACTTTGACTCCAAATACGGCAGCCACTTCAATCAATGACTTGTGATAGCCACGATAAGTAGAAACCTGGAATACCAATCCAGAGTGTGGATCTTGAACAGTGATTGACTCAGAAGCCATATCACCACCTAATGGCATAGCTGGTGCTCTCATAGCTAACTCACAAGCTGCTCTGTGGAATACAAAGCTTGGTAGGTAGTTAGCTGCTATTGCTACAGCAGTATCGTTGGCTACTTCTGATTTCAGACCAGCATTAAGAGTAATAGTGCCGCCAGATGCATCACTTGTACCAGTTCCTACAATGTGTACATTACCTGAACCGCCAAACTGTACAGCATCACCAACTAAGATAGTCCCAGTACCACCGTTAACTGCAATTGAAGTTGCGCCTACCGCATCTGTAACATCAGTTAAAGGGCTACTACCTAAAGTGCCTTTTGTGTGAGTAGTAATGTTGCCTGACTCACGCAAGTCAATACCAGCGATAGGTATTAAAATGCCCTGTTCACGCAAAGCACCTGTGTTTGAAAAGCCTTGGTCTAACAATTTAAGGTTAGAACGGATGTTAGCTCCTGCTGTAGTATTTAATACTGCAGAAACATCATCAGTAGGCATACCATCATCAACAAGGATTCTTCGTGCTTCGAGCAACTCTTCAACACCTGATTCAGTAGCGCTACCAACCGCAAAAGGAGTTGTTCCAGCCGTACCAGATGCAAAAGCAGCGCCTTGTTTTAAAGCAGTAGCAATCTCAACTTCGATTTCATTCGCAAGGGTACGCATTGCTTGAGTGATTAAGTCACCATAAACAGAGGCATACTGACCAGTATTTTGAAGTTGTCGAGTATCTTCACCACCAAGAGGGATTTGAACTCTACGTGCTTTACTCAAAGTTAAGCTTTTTGAATCTACAGTTACGCTGTTATCAGCTTCCTGCATATCCATACGCTCAACAATGTCAGCCGCTGAAGCTGCACGAGTGAAAGCTGCCTTGATTGTATCGCCTTTAGAAGCTTGCGCTGAAGAGGCGTTCATGGTTACTGAGGGGATGAACCCATTTAATTCACGACCCACAACGTCTGCTGATACATAAATATCATTCGTCAAGGCCGAAATGTCTAATTGATCTGCCATTATTAAATCTCCAAAAGATTATTCAACAATGCCGCCAGACTTGATGAAGTCCATTTTTTTCTGAGCATTCATCTGTTCAAAGTCTGCACGACTCTTTATTTTGGAAACCTCAGCCCCACTGCTATTTCCACCAGTTGCGCCACCCCCAGCAGCTTTTGAACCATCAACTAAGAATGGATATTCATCCTTAATTGAGTTAGTCAACTCTTGCACAGTACTAACAGTAAGGTTACCGCTAGTATCCAACACTCTAGTCTCACCATCTACAACGGCCAGCCTAGATTGTATTTGTTCGGTTAATAACTTAGCTCTAGCAGTATCTTTAGTCATTTGACCTGCGATATTACTAGCTTCAGTCCGTAATTTTTGACGTTGTATAGTTGATTTCAGATCACTCAACTCTTGTGCTGCTTTTTGCCGTTCTGCTTCAGAACTGTTGTACAGTTGCTCAAAGTCATTAGCTTTTTTCAGCTTTTCAGCAGCTTCAGCTTTGGCTTTTTCCTCAGCTTCAAGTGCTTTTTGTTGAGCGTTCTTTTTTTCGCCTAACAGTTTGTCAATTTTTTGTTTCAAGCCACTGACATCTTCCTGTGGCACACCTTCAACATTCAATGTGTAGCCTGACTCACCCTGTGAGTACAAACCTTGTTGCGATTCATCTAATGTTGAAAATTCTTCTTCGCTTACTGAGTATTTAATGCTCATCTATAACCCCTAGTTATAAAAAAGAGTCGCCCTGCGACAGAATGGTTATATATCATCATCTTCCTCTTGTGTCAAAGGATTTTGTTGATTTGGTGCAATTTGTTGATTTTGATTCTCTTGTGGAGCGTTTTCACCCTCAATATCAGCATCAATCTCTTCATTTAAACGCAGTTCATTCACAACACCCTGAGATCGTGCAAGATTTTGCATATCCGATTTAGCTAAGATTCCAGCCTCATTGAGTTGCATAGCCGCCATCAACATTTGTGGATCTGCCACTTCATCAAAGAACTTAGTAGATAACGCAAATTTAGGCATGTTTGTCGCGCCCATGAACATTCCGCACCATTCGATGCACTTCTCAATGCCCTCAGATACGTTTTTAGAGATAGTAGCCATAATTGAGGTTTCGCCAGCAGCTTCAATTAAACTCTGCGTAGCGGTCTTTGTGGCGGTTAGAGAGATCATTCTAGCACCTAACTTACGCATTTGATCTTCTTTTCTTTCCATAAGTCGGTCAGCAAGTTGATTTTCAGAGGCTTGCACGAAAGAAAAACCACCTGATTCGCCTAGAAAGTGTCCAGCCATTGATCCAACCATTATTCCTTCTGGGTTTGCCTCCTGGAATTGAGCTAAAGACATAGACGAACTAACGCCAAGGGTAAGTTGACCATGAACAAAACAATTTTCTTCAAGATCAGCACTGTTCCTATAATGAGCGATGTTAATATTAGCAATATCGCCAAGAGGTGGAATATCAACAGTAGTGTCATTATTTTCACTGCCAATAATGAAAAGTGGTATAAAATCAAAAGGTTCTCCATCAGATTTCCTTGGTATATACTCTTCGGTTATAGGTTCAAGCTCTTGATATAACTGTTGGGTATATACACCGTTTCTCAAACGTAATACCCGATACTGTTTACCTTCTTCATACTCGAATTCATCGTCATTCATATCATAATTTTCTTGTAAAACCGCTAATGTGAGCAGTTTTTGTCCATTTATAACTTCAACACGCCAATTGATGAAGTTTTCGCAAGTATATCGATTGATTGTGGCCTTTGGAGACAGTTCGTTCAGTTCTTCAAGGCTCAAACCCTGAGTAACCTGTGGATAATCTACTAAAAGAGCGTGTCTGCCTTTAGCAATTACCTCGCCAGTAACGTCTTTAGCGAGAGAAACAAGGGATTCACCTGCGCCATCGGCATTTTTCTCTAAATATTCGGTTTCAGAGGGTAGTTCAAAGTCAGGGGTGTTACGAAATATCGCTCCAGTTAGCCCTTCTCGCGTTTTTCCTGTGAAATTTACAAACACAGCGCGGTGCAGGTAATTACGATACCGATTATCAATGCTTGAAACGCCCTCCATCGGTCGGAGATAGCGTATATTCTTTGCTTTGATTGCTCGCTGGCCATCACAACAGTCTTGAATTGACTGCCATTCTTGGATAAATTTTTCATATTCTGGGTTTCTGAGTTCTACAGTCATAATTAGATCGCAAATTTGAACGGCACAGCCGCTATGGGTTTAATGATGGGTAGTTCATGTGCAATAGGATAGGTTGCGGCATCGATTAGATGGTCCAAACCACTGGTTTTATCAGGCATGCCGTTATTATCATATGTTAATTGCTCTAAACTACTCGCTAGTTCAGGACATTTTTCGGAATTTACCATAACCTGACAGGATTCAAAGGCTGCATTAGCGGCCATGACCCTATCTTTGATAAATGGGTTTCTTTTTGGTGCGCGACACTCATAACCTGCTGACTCTAAAAGAGTTATATCCGAAATACTTGCATTGACAGTCTTTCGAGATGCGCCAGAGGCATCAGGGTAAATAGCAATGTTGTGATCAGGGTACTTTGTTCTCAGAGTATGTATCATGTTGGGGGTGTCGTATATTCCTGTCAATTCTTCAACAGCGTGATAAATACCTTCTCGATAGACAAAGATCACAGCAGACATATTCGTTACGTTAAAGTCCATACCAATCATGAGAAAGTCAAAACGTGTGATTTCTTGATCACTTTGATTTCTATCCCTGTTATATCCATTGTAAACAGTGCCTTGAGTCAAATTCACAAATTCACCGTTCAAGTACGCGCTCAACAGGTTGTTGGGATATATATCTTTGAGGTTTTGCACATAATCTTCTGGCAAGTGAGGGTTAGATTCAGTTGGCGCTTGAATTAGCTCAAATCCAGGTTTAGGGTGTTTCTTCCAATTCTTATAGACGAACTTAAATCCCTCAGGGGTTGTTGTTACTCCAATGGAATTAGGTTCACCGCTTTGTTTGACTTCACGATTTCTAGCCAATATAGCCCTAAATGCAGCCGCAGCTTCAGTTTCTTTTAGAGTGTCAAGTTCGTCAATGTCGGCATCTGCGTGTGAATAGCCAATAATACGCGCAGCATTCTCCATCGACCGAAATATTATGTGTCCATATGCGCCTAGATCGATGTAATTAAGGGGTGATTTGTGGAGTTTATAGGGGATCTTGAGTTCAGTCAGTACCTCTTCAAATCGAGGCCATGCAATCATTCGGATCAAATCGTAGGTAGGCTCATAGAAACCTCTGTTTGAGCTGGGATTCCTTAACTTGCCAATAATGCATCGTTGAACAGCGGCCTCAGTCTTACCAGCACCGAAACCTGCAACTAACGCAGGGAACTTTGCCGTAGAGTTGATATATTGAAACTGTGGTTTTGTAGGGTTTAATCTAGCCATTCAAAGAAAAAGCTCCCAAAAATATCATAAATCTGTTAAAATATATTAAGGTGTTAAAGAACCGTCAGGATTAACAATTTCAACAGATATAGGCTCAACACGAGATAAATTATCAATTTCTTGTTTATCTGTTTGGCCTAAAATGTTTTTACCTAAGAATATAGCCATTTGCGTATTACCATCCATCGCTAATTCTAATTGTTTTCTTCTCAATCCTTTTACAGCCTCAAAGCGACCACGATCAATAGCAGACTTGAATTCTGGGTCATCTTTATACCGAGTCTCTATAGTCTGCTCAGAACAGTTATAAAACTTAGCTAACTCTATAAATGAACAGTATGACCGAGATAAATCTTCAAGCTCTACATAATCAAACTCTATCTTAGGTTGACCTCTTCCTCTATTCTCCATACGCGCCTAAAAAACCTCTAATTTGTTTGTGGGGTGTAAAACTAGACCTTATATGCTTTTTCGTTCTGGGTAACCCCTCTCTTATAACTTTTTTGCATAAGTTTTTATAGTACAAAAAACCCACAACAACAACGGCCACCCAAACCAATAGGTATAAGAACCTGGATTATCATAACTAAATAGCATAACAATGTCGATTGTATAGGTATAGCGGGATAAATTGCAAGTATGCGCGCAAAAGTCATTGCATTGTGGGACCAGAAAAGTAATCAATATTTATTTAAATTGCTTTATAAAAGGCAAAAAAAAGACCACTAAAATAGTGGCCTAAATTGGATAGTTTTATATACGGTTAATTAGTAATGGGCAATAATGGTTATCGATTTTGGACTATATTCGATAGATAAGTGATCAGCCCCGCTAATGAATTGTATTGCCTTACCAGTAACGTCAATAACGGGAGTATAACCGCTCCCCTTAACCTTACCGCTAACCTTACGCGCCCCGTCATGGTCTTTAATAAGCTTAAACTTGCTACACTTGTTAACCTTATCTTTAACGTATAAAGGGGTTATGTTGAATCGATCCCCTTTTGACCAGTTAGCAGCGCTTAATTGAGAGCCTTCTAACCATAGGCGCGGTATAGGCGCGGCATTAGGCTTTTTACTTTTCTTATAACATACGTTTAATTTATGCATTTTTACACCCCTTATAGGTCTCATATTGATTAAACTCATTGATAAATTTTAGACTAATAAAACATTCTTTTTTGCTATTAAATCGGTGAATCGTTTTGTATTTTCCCCCCTTTCTAAATATTAGATCTAGCGCGAACTGATCCCTAATACTTGAACATTTTAAGCCATAGCCGTCATGTAACCGAGTACAAGCGCTCTCTATATCATAGCAATGAATATAACCTTTTTGATGGTTCAAAACGGCTAATTCATTGAAGCAGTCTTTTAATTTAATGCTCATTTTATCCCCTTAATTATAACCTAAATACTTGAAAAGGTTAACAAATCAATATTAATTTTAAGCGCTTGACTGATAGGCCAGTAATCGCGCTTAACTCTTTTAAAGTCATGTTTATATTGCTATCGTACAGCGCTTTAATTTCCTCATTAGTCATTATTAACCCCTTAAGATAATATTATTATCGACTACAAAATGATTAACATTGGTTTTAGCGCTGCCCTTAGCTAATAAGCCTATGACCTTATTTTTGCCTTTTAATACGTTTACAAGATCGCTTTTATCGCCATCTATGACGGGCCTATTTAAAAAGCTTTTCGGTAATGAATTTTTAAATACTACGGCAACAGGGTTATCAGTCTGTAGCGCTGAATTGACGCTTTTTTGATACTCTTTTTTGCCAGAATAAGAAAACATTAATTTATAGTTTTTTGGCGTTTTACCTAGTCTTTTAGCTATTTTTGTATAGTCATACCAAAAAATGTCATTATGTTTTTCTACTAGATAGGTATTTTCCCATAGGACATCCGACAAGACATTAGGGCGAAAAGCAGGTTTTAACCCCTTTTTAAAGCAATTCTTTTTGAACTTACTTAATTCATCATCTAATTGCGCTATAAATTCATCTTTATAGTTATGGAAGTAAAAGCTTTTAATAGATCGAGCATTGATTGCAATAGGTGTTTTCCCTCGACCAGCGAATTTCAAGCAGTCATCAAAACAGCCAGCTTTTAAACTGAACGGGCACAATTTTTGATCAGGCATAAGTGATAAACTAGTCACGCGGTATTCGCTGTTTTTATTCGTTTTGATAATCTTTTGATTACCCGTATGACTTAATAGCGTTTTAGACTGACATTCTTTTAAAGTATACATTTTAACCCCTTTAATTATTAATTAATACAAAAAAGCCTACTCGTTAAAATAGGCTTAATTTCTATTAACTAATTATTTCTAAGGCTTCGTTTGCAGTAAAACCTTGTTCAATGAGAGAATAAAAAAGATCATTTTCTGCGCTTAGATTTTCTTCCCTCATTTGTTGCGCTTCTTCTTCAAATCGTAGAGTATTAGGATTATCTAATTCAATTTCTAAAGCTTTTTCATTGATGTTGTTTGTTTCCATTTTTAACCCCTTTAATTATTAATTTGATCACTCAAAAAGCTAACCCCTATGAGGCCAGCCATTACTATTAATATGATATTTTCGGATATGGTCACCCCATCAATCAGCGACATAAAAACAATAAACGCATAAAAAAATATCATGATAAAAAAAAGAACCCCTTGTATATATTTATCCATTTTTAAACCCCTTAAAAAATATCAAAAAAAGAATCGATGACTAAAGCCAATATAATCATTGACGGGATAACAGTCATGACGATTAAAGTAGAAATAACAATAAATTCAGCTAGAAAAACCATTTAAAAACCCCTTTCAATTAGTTGATATAAATCATTATAGCTAATATTTAGCTAAAAACAAACATTTTTCTACAATAACCATAAAAAACTTATAAAAAGCAAAATTATTACCTAATGCAATCGATTAGACTTAACCTTATCAGCATTTTATAAAAAATTAAGGGGTTTCTTATTTAAAATCAATAACTTAGCAATTTTTACTGATTTTTATCATGTAAATCAATGGTTTACAGTTTTGCCTA